ATCTACTCGCAGCCGAACATGCCGAGCAACAACGCGAACCTGGTCGGCTTCGCCGGAAGCAAGTCGGCGCTCTGCATCGCGACTCGCGTGCCCAACGACTACACGTCGATCCTGCCGGGCGCGTCGTTCGGAAACGTCCAGATCGTGACCGATCCGGACGTCGGAATGTCCGTGATGCAAGTGCAATACGTGAACCACACGCTCGGAACCGCGACGTCGCGCATAGCGCTCATGTATGGAACCGCGCCGGGGCAAAGCAACGCCGGACAACTGATCAAAGCCGCCGCGGGCTCGGGCTCGTCGCGGTAGAACAAACAACTTGGAGAAAGGCAAAGACAAAACACTCACCCACGCGCTGCTCAGAGCGAATCCTCAGTGAACGCGACACCCACTGGGCGGCGCGTGCGGTGATCACAGATGAAGATCGACACGGTCAACGGCTGGTATCGCGGCGTGGGAGACATCGTCTGCTTCGCCTGGCTCGGCGAGGGGATGCTCGCCGCCGGCGAGGACGTCGAGTTCTTCGCGACCGACTGGCGCGCCGAGATGCTCCGGATGTTCTCGATGCGGACGACCGGCAGCAAGACCGACGCCGTGCTCACCATGGTCGGCTACGAGACGGCGGTCAAGCTCGGCTCGTCGCTCTCTTACTTGCAATGGATCGCGCGGCACCTGAAGGTGACCGCCGAGCCGAAGCGACCGCGGCTGGACCTCATCCCGATGGACCGCGAGATGGGGCGCCGCGACAGCGCGGACGTGCTCGTTTTCCCGAAGTCGTTCTCGCCCGTGCGCACGTGGCCGGCAGCCTACTTCGTCGAGCTCGGTCTGCTGCTGCAAAAGGCCGGCGTGAGCGTGAAATACGTGCTCGAGCAGCGCGACTACGCGTTCTTCATGCCGTTCCACTGCATCGTGGGCCAGAGCTGGGACTACATCGCGGGCGCGATCCAATCCGCCCGGCTCGTGATCGGCAACGACAGCGGGCCGGCGCACCTGGCCGGAACGATCGGCACCCGCACGATCGCGATCCAAGGCGCGACGACGGAGCGCATCTACGCGCACATCCCCGAGGTGATAAGCTACCGCAAGAAGGCGCTCCGCTGCGCGGGGTGCCATTGCTTGCCGCCGTCGTTCCGGGCGTCGTGCGACAGCGGTTGCCTGGAGCTTTACCGGACGTTCCCCGAAGAAGTGGCGCGCTTCGCGTTCCAGCTGTTGGAAACGCAAGAATCGGCGCGCGAATTCGCGCTTTCGCCCGTCGAACGTCAAGAATCGACCGCCGAAGTCGACTTTTCGTCCAACAACGCCCACGAGCGAGGGCCGGAACCGAGGGAGGCGTTGGCGTGCTTGTGAAGATGGGCTTCGGCATGGACGGCATCGAGGAACGAATCGAGTTCTACGCGAGGAACGTCGCCGAGCAGTTCGACCCGATCACCTACGTCGAGATCGGCGTCGCGGAAGGCGTGACGCTTAGCGCGGTCGCGTCGATCTTGAAGGCGAGCGGCAAGCCGTGGCGCGCGATCGGCGTCGAGCTCGCCAACGGCTACTCGTTCAACCGCGAGCGCACGCAGCAGGTCGCCGACCAGCGGCACATCCCACTCCGGTTCGTGATGCCGAACGGCTCGATCGTGCACGCGCCGTGGAACGAGGCTACGGTTTACTTCAAAGACAGCCAAAGCTTCCTGACCGAGTGCTGGCAAGGCGAGATCGACCTCGCCCTGATCGACGGTTGCCACGGCAAGCCGTGCGTGATCCTGGACTTTTTGGCGGTCGAAGCGTTCATGGCCGACGGCGGGATCGTGATGTTCCACGACTTCGCCGAGGAGTTGAAAGGCGTCGCGCAACCGCATTGCCGGACCGGTTGCGACGTGCGCGGGGCGTGCGAGGAGCTAGGGTTGCTCAACGGGAAGCGCAAAGGCTGGCATTTCCTCGAGGCGATGATCGGCGACAAGACGCGCGGCGGCTCGGACATGGGCGTGTTCGGGAAATCGGAGGCCAAGAAAGATGCCTAACTGGATCTTGCTCACCGCCGACAACGTGCGCCTGCTGGCGACCGAAGAAACGATCATGGCCAACGCCGGGCCGACCAACGACCTGCAGAGCTGCGTGCTCAAGGCGACCGACGTCGCGCGAGGCTACGTCGAGGGCGGCGCGAACACGATGGAGCCGCCTCCGGCGGTGCCGCCCGAGGTGGCCGACGACGTGGTCGCGATCGCGCGGGCGACCTACCTGGCGCAAGACCCGACCGGGACGCTGCTCACGCCGATCCGCCAGAAAGAATGGGACATGGCCATAGCGCACCTGCGCGACGTCGCCAAGCGCGTGTCGGCCGTGACCCAGGGCCACGTCACCGTGCCCGACATCACCATCGGCAAGTGGGGCTCCTATCCGCCGGTCCAGATGCGCACGGCGTTCACGCCGCCGCCGGCAACCCCGATCCCGACGCCACCGTGAACGCAACCGTCACCAGATTACTTCTTGCCGCCTCGGCGTGTCCTCCACAGGAAGGCCGAGCAGTTGCTGCCCTTCTGCTTTGCTCATCAACACCGCGCCGAGCGCGGCAAGTCACCGCCTACGAGAAAACGCGCGACAAGCTGCAGGCGCGCTTCAGGAGCGCTCTGGTGCGCGTGCTCAAGTTCGCCAAGCACGAGACGCTCCGGAAGCTGCACCGATACATGTATCGCAACCGCCCGCTGAAGGGCGCGGACGCGACGCCGGACCATTCCGATTCCGGGCAGATCGCGTTCAACGTCGACGAGCTGCGGCAAGACCTTCACCAGATGCTCGAGACGCAGCTGCCGCACGCCACCGCCACCGCGGTCGAGGAAACGCTGAGCGAGCTCGGCTACCGCGACCCGTGGTCGCTGCCGGCGCAAGCGACGCTCGACATGGTCGCGGCGCGCAAGAACTTGATCAGCGGCGTGCCGGACGAAATCTTCGCCGACATCCAGAGGGCGATCTCCGACGGCTTGAAAGCGGGCGACTCCGTCGATCAACTGGCGCGCCGCATCGGAGCGGCGTTCAACGCGATCCTGACCGACCGCGCCGAGCTGATCGCGCAGACCGAGACGGCGGCCGCCTACGGGTTCGCGAGCAACGCGGCCGCGGAGCAGGCCGGAGTCGAATACAAGCAATGGATCCACGCCGGGCTGCCGAAAGAGCCGCGCCCGGACCACCTCGACATCGACGGGCTGATCGTGCCGATGGACGAGCCTTACCCGGTCGGCGACCCGCCGCTCATGTATCCGCACGACCCGGACGGGAGCGCGGAGGACGTGATCAACTGCGGTTGCATCTCGATCCCGGCCACGCAAGAGGATTACGACAACCAATGAGCGCCACCGTCGTGATCAGGATCCCGCCCGAGACGCAAGCGAAGCTCGAAAGGCTGCAAGCGTTGCCCGAAGAAGTCCCGCAAGCGATCAAGCGCGGCATGGACTACGCGCTGAGCGAGGTCAGAGGTCGGATCCAAGTCGAACGCTTGGGCGGCAAAGGGCCGTATCCGCCCGAGGAACACCGCCTAGGCATCGTGACCCAGCAGCTGCAGCGCTCGCTCCGCGAAGAACCGGCCGTCATCACCGACGGCGGCGAAACGATCACGGGCTCGATAGGTTCCCCACTGTTCTACGGCGCGCTGCACGAATACGGGTGGAGCGGCACCGTGGTGCGCGGTGGTCATTCGCTAGGATTTAGTGGCGTTATTGGGCGCGCTCTTCGACGTTTAACCGGAGGCGGCGCACCATATCACATGACGATACCCGAGCGCGCGGCGGTGCGCACCGGCGTGCAGGAGAACGCGGGGTTCATCGCCGAAGAAATCGGCGCGGAAATCGACGCGTCGCTGGAGGCGACGGAGAGATGAGCCAGCTCGTCGGATTGCAGAACGCGATCATCGGCCGGTTGACGGCGGTCGACCCGACCGTTCCCGCGCCCGTGCCGGTGAACGGACAAGTGCAGTGGATCACCGAGAACATCGGCGACCTCGGGTTCAACATCGCCAGGTTGACCGGCCACGTCGGCATCGTCGGAATCGTGACGACGCCCGGCGGCGGCAAGCTCTACAAGACCGGGATTTACCCGATCGAGTTCCGCTGCACGGTCGAGATCCAACTGCAAGAGAACGTGACGATCAATCGGGGCGCGAGCGGGACGCAGATCGCGTCGCTCACCCTCGTCGAGTTCATCATGCAGCGCGTGCATTTGTTCTCGCCGCACGGACACCGGGCCGACCGAATCGAGCTGGCCTCGGTGCCTTTCAAGATGGTCACCGACCATCCGATCCTGGTTTACAACGTCAACTTCACCGCGCCGCTCGTGATAGGGAAATGATCTTATGAACGAACCATCGCCGCAATTCCTCGTCGTCGGACAAGAAGTCATCTTCGTCGGCGCGGGCAAACGCCCGCACCACGCCACGATCACGGAGGTCTTGACCGATCGCGCCGCCCGGCTCGTCTCGAAGGACGGGCAAGCGACCTCGGTCAGCGAGTATAGCGAGACGGGCGAGGTCAACACGTTTCACTTTCCGCCTGTTGCCAAAGCCTCGGCGACAGCGGAAGCAAAATCAGAGGCACCAAAAAAATAAAGGACCAACACAATGGATTACGGAGTAACCTACTCGAAAGAGCGCCTCACCGGACGAGGCTATTTCACCGCCACAGGTTCGACCAACGTGATCGACCTCGGCAACGTTCAAATGTTCGAAAGCGATTTCGGCATCAAGCGCAAGGAACATTTCGCGGCCCGGCGCGGAGTGCTCGCCCTGGACCGATACGACGCGTTCAGCTCGATGGGAGTCTGGCACATCACGCTCGACGAATACGTGACGCCGATGCTCCCGCTCCTGTGGAGCGGCACGGCGAACGTGGCGTTCACGCAAGCGGCGCAGCCGGCGGGGACGACGTTCATGACCACGCTCTCGCCTGGGCAAGGGGCGAACATCGGCTTCTACGGGCTTTATTCGGC